GGTATCCAGAACCCACACCACCCACACAAACTGGCATTACTTGCAGTGAATACAAACCTGCACGAGATCTCAACGCCTACGATGTGCGAGATGTGGTGACAGTGTGTGACCGCAAGCATTTGGGTTCAGCACTGGGTGCGATTATCAGTAGGTTACATGATGAATTGGGGGACGTGTAATGGAAGAGTATCATTTTTGTTTTGATAGCGACTACGGCGCTATGTTCGGTACGATTGAGGCGAAGAACGAGAAGGAGTTCTACAGAATTCTCAAGGAAGATCACAAGCAAGACATTGGTTCGGACGGTCACTTTGACTGCCCGATTACTGGTGATGAAAAATTTTTAGATTGGGGGGTGTAATGCCAAATCATTGTTATCAAACTGTCACTGTTGGAGGTCCGAGGGACGTGGTCCAATACTTACATCACAACCTGTCAGAGAATAATCGGTTCTGTGATGTTGTGTCACCGATGCCACTTAAAACATATTTACTGCCTGATGTGGATGAGACTGAGAAGTATGGTTTCGAAACGAAGACCCCTGCTTGGTACAACTGGCGTCTCGAGTTCTGGGGCACCAAGTGGGACGTGTGCGAGGTCGAGATGATCGAGTCTAACTTAGACTTTCTTCAGAAAAAAAGAGAGCCGTGGTTCACGTTCAAATGTTGGACGGCATGGGGTCCGCCTATTCCGATATGGAAGAAGCTGCACAACATGGGGGTCAAGGTTCATGCACATTATGAAGACGAGGGCATGGACTTCAAAGGTAAGTTTATTGACGGAGTAGACAAGGCATGGAGGCCGCACATCGATGAGGTCATAGAGGAGGATGAAGCATGCAGGTACAAGTAATAGTGAGTCAAACTTTGGACGGTGAAGTGAACACCTACGTTTGCAAGAACACCCACGTTGCCAATCTTTGGTACATCGATCAGACGCTCGAGTCTGCCCGAGAGTATCTCAATGGGTACGAGTACGATGAAGAGGATTCTGAGTTTGGTGAGTTACAGCAATTGGTCAAGGACCTAGAGACTGGGTACTATGACGGTGTTGCGAGGATGGCGTGGGATGCTTGGATGGTTTTGTCTGACATTGTTAAGGACGATCAGCCTGAAGGGTTGGATATTGAATGCCATCAGGCAACGGTTCTTGAGGACTGGCAGGTGTCAAAATGTTAGAAGCAAAGATTAAACTTTGGGACGAGAACAAAGTCCCTTTGGGAGAGTTAACTGTTCCGTCTGATAGTGACGGATTCACTACCACTGAGGCTTTCGTTGCAATGTGTTGGGATGCCGCTGATCAACTGGCTTTGACCCTTACTCCTTCAGATGATTGGAAAATGGAAATGACCATTACCTGTGATTTTACAGGAGAGTGGGCAATGGAAAAACGTAAGGAGGTGAGAGATGATACTTGACGTTAGAAGTCCTGTGTCTGCTTACATCGAACTAAATGGTTTTACTATTTATGTTGAGGTTAGTGAGGCTACAGAAAACAAACCGCACATTAGTTATTGGGAGGATGAAGATGACGGATCGTGAAATGGAAGACATGTTGGATGAGATATTCCGCAAAATATTTAAGGAGGATTGGTAATGGGTAAAGTAAAAGCTTGGATGATGGATCGGGAGGATCGAGCCTCAGACCGTGGGGCCGCAGACCGATACTATGGAAGACAGCCAGAGCCACATATCTGGTTGGATAACATTGGCAGGAATGTTGTGGCCGAGGTTGATATGACCGAGGGTGAAGTTGATTCTTATTTTGAAGGATGGAGAAATGAAGAAGACCGAAAAGAATGGTGATAAAATGGTAAGCAATCACATGCCTGACACGGTAAGTGATTTCGTGTGGGCAATATCGGGATTAACTCGTGCTATAGGTGAAGAGTTCACCACTTCTACGGACGAGGGTCGATGTGTATCGTGGTCCGATGGCGAAGATGGATACTTTCTAACGCTTGTGATGGATGACAATGGTCGTTGTCATGCGTTGGTCGGGGATCATTGTACAGATGCCCAGAAGACTTATGTCTCGATAGGGTATTGCTACTATCATAATATAACGGTTGAGTTGGCGTGGAACGTGGACGAGGATGATGTTGAGAAGGAGACAATGCAATGACGACCTTTGAAAAGGAGCTACAGATCTTGGAGTTTGTACTCAATCAAGATTATCCTTTCGAACCAGTGTTGAGATTCTCGGAAGAGTATCTCAACTCAGGGAATGTCGTGGCTACCAATAAGCTGATGATGCTTGTTGGTTTGCGACAGCACCTCGAGGAGATGACGTTGGACATGTACATCGAATGCAAGGATGACATGCCAAAGCTTATGTTCGAGGGCATGATGAGAGCAATGGATCCAAAAGCTTTGGGTTCATTACAAACAGCAGAACATCTGCTTAACAAAATAGAAAAAAAGGAGAAGTAAATTGTACCAAGTATCTTGGTTTAAGACTGAAGACGGCAAGGTGACTGAGAAAGATTGGATCACCTTCGATACATGGGAGGAGATGGAAAAACATATGTCGATCCTTCCAAAGGAAAACGTGATCATGTCTATGGTGTGTCGAGAGAATTTTGATTTACCTGATGACAAGTTCGAGAAGGCCGCATACTTCGATAACATGATGTCTTTATTTCCTAAGGACATGAGTGACTCGGAGATCATGGCTACTATCATGAATATTGCCCAGAAGTATTGGACAAGCAAAGACATGCAGATGGCGGCGGGGTTGATGCTCAAAGCATCGAAGGAAAATTGGTTAGAAAAAGTACAAGGAGGTGAAAAATGTCAGATACATTAACTCGTGGAGAGAAACTGCTCAATGAACTGGAGCGTGACATAGGAACGTCTGTTCAACTGGCAGATCGAACAGGGATTAAAATATCCACGGTTCGATACTACATGTCTAAGTTCCACAAAGAAGGGAGGATCGTAGTCGATCACATTTATGAGATCGGTAGTCCCTGTTATGTTTGGAGGGTAGTGGATGCCTAAGCTCATAAGCGTGGGGCCGCAAGGTCGAAGGAAGACATTGGATCTGTACTGCGAGGATTGCCAGTTTGAATGGGAGGCCGCAGAGTTTCCAATGGATGTAGAAACCTTGGAGCAACTGACCAAGTCTCTATGCGTTATTTGTCATGGAGATAACATCAGTGTTTTCGAAACAAGTGTGGAGGATCCGAATGACCAATCTAAGTCTGGGCTCGATAACATCTTTACTTAAACACGCGGAGCGTGAGTTGGACGACATCATGTGGGACGACCAAAGAGATCCGAGGATCGAGGAGTTAGTAAAGCGTATTGAGGAATACAAAGAACGGTTAGAGCAGGGAGAGATCTATGAGCCAAAGTTCTGAAGAGCTCTCCCCGTTCCAACGGGGTCAGGTTGATTTTTTAAAAAGAGAGGTAAACCGATGGATTGACGAGTCACTGAAAAGAGACGCGGATAATGATGCCGCGCAGCGTTTGTTTCACGCGAGGCGTGAACTCAAGCGATACGTTGAGGAACTTAGAACAATTGGAAAGTTGATATAACATGCATGGATTAATGCAAAAAGTAACGGCAGGAGTAGTAAGTGTAATCTACTCTAGACACATGGAGGGTCCGGGCGCAGCGTTCGGGCTCATCGAAGACGGAACCAAAGTTTTTATCAGTCCGAAGAATTATCGGGAGGGTTATGTGCCTGAAGTGGGTGACACAGTAGAGCTAATCATTGTGCCAAACCACCCAGAGCATAGAGACAAGACAGATTTCAAAGCTGTGTCTTGTAAATTCATAGGTTCTCTGGAGGCGACTACGCCTGAAAATATAGTGCAAGTCAATAAAGAACCAACGCTCGAGGAGAAAATTATGGATGTTCTCGACGGTTGGGTTGACGACAATGGAGACTGGATTCCGATAACAACACGTCAACTCTGTGACGAGTTGGGAAGCAACTATGGTGTAGCCGCAGATATTCGAGATGAACTATCGAGGTTACACAAGTCTGGTAAAATTGTGAAAGCTGATATAAAGTCCACGGAAAATCAGAAACGTGTTTCGCTTACTCTATGGGCGTACACGTTGCATGCGTTCACCTATGGTATGGAGGAAAATGAAATAGATGAGGCAATGGAAGTACACAGTTAAAGATTACAAGAAGTGTGCCAGTGAAGGATACACGCTTGCGGAGACAGCAAAACATTTAGGTGTTTCTTCGCAAGCTGTATACGATACTGCCAAGCGTCACCAATTAGTTTTTGTTAGAAAGGATAAACGTGGTGGACCGAGAGAATCTGTTAAAGCGTTTGATGGAACAGTCAGCGGTGAAAGAGAACGCCGCAGCCCGGAAAAAGTGGGGGGTATCGGGTGGGGCGGATACGACTACGAGATCTGCCCCACCTGTCATCAAAAGACCAGACAACTCAAAAAAAATTAAGGCTCTACAAAAGCAAGTTGATCGTTTGCTGAAAGAAATAGAGAGTCTAAAATAAAAATGGGCCGCAGTATTCCTGCGGCCCTATAGTTTATTGAGGTGCATTTATATATAAATGCAAGCAGTTTAAGGTAGTGATAGACTACCACAGATTAATTTTCAGGCAAGAATTTTTTATTTACCCAGTCAGGTCCCTTTCGATATCCTCGAATATCTATAGCGGACATGCGCGACCATCCTCGAGAGAATGCCCGGGCGACATCGATGTCTAGCCCGGTTAACTCTGCAATTTCTTTTGCTGTTGTTTTCTCAGATGCGTAACCAGTGCATCGTTCTTCGAGCAGCTTGGTTATTTCTTTGGGGTCATAGTCAGCCATTGACGCGCCTCTTCTCCTAATACCTTTGCACCGATATCGATCTTGGCCCGAAGTGCCTTGACGATCTTCTCATCGATGGACCCCTCGGTCATCAGATCTACATAGGTCACCGGGTTGTGTTGTCCAATCCTATGCGCCCGGTCTTCAGACTGCATCCGAGTTTCGAGGTTAAAGTCATTAGTATAATAGACCACGAGGTTAGCTTCCGTCAACGTCAGTCCGTATCCTGCGGTTGCCGGGTTACCAACAAAGAACCGAGGGTTCGAGGGCGACTGAAAGTTTTGCACAATTCTGACCCGTTCATCGTCCGGGGTGTCACCGTAGTAAGCAGCAGCCGTGCCCGGGCCAAACTTCTTGTTAATCATTTCTACAATCTGTTGAATATCGTATCTAAATCTAGACCAGATGATAGCCTTACCGTCGTGTTCTTCGAGGATCTCTTCCAGTGCGTCCATGCGCTTCGATGGGAAGGTAACCATCTCACCCTCGTCTGTCTTGAGATGCCCGGACAAAATTTGTTGGAGCCGTAGTAGCTGTGTGATAACAGCCGGGGCAGATGTCATCTCGCCATCCTCGAACAGCACCATGGCGTGACGCCTGAGACTTTCGTACATCTCGAGTTGTTCTTTGGTGGTCGATACATATCTGACCGTGTATGATTTCTCTGGTAGATCCAGACAATCTTTTTTAAGTACTCGATAAGAAAATTGATCGATCATTTTTGTTAGCTCTTCGAGGTTTCTAAATCCCATGACTTGGTTAAACGATTGAGCGCCCATCGTTCTGCGTTGCAACACAGCGTATCGAGCTTGGAATGCGTAGAAGGAATCATACTTCAGTATTCCTTTCTGTAAAAATTCTGCCTGTGAGAAAATGTCAAGCGGACTTTTTGTAATGGGAGATCCTGTTAGTAGTCTTTTGTACTTGAACGCCTGTGCAATTCTTGTCAAAGCTTTAGTGCGTTTGGCTTGATGGTTCTTGATGGTCGTTGATTCGTCAATTGCAATCATACCTCGATGCCCAAACGCACGACCCAACCACTCCCCGGCTTGTTTGCCTTTGATCGAGGAGAACGCTTCGACGTTCATAACAAACACTGTAAGTCCCTCGAACTTATCTTTGATCGAATGCATTTCTGCTTGCTGCTTTTTGTTTGGCCCGGAGACCCAACGGATTACACGAACAGGCACATCGTCTGACATATGTTCTGGAATTTCTTTCGAGGTCCAGTTGCGATACACACCCTTTGGTGCAATGATCAGAGCAAAGTCGAGCTCCCCCTGCAAGTGCAGCATGCCGATGTTATCGATCAGGACCTTCGATTTACCTGTCCCCATCTCCATGAAGTAACCAAAAGACTTCCGTTGTCCACCAAGCTCCAAAGCAGTCTTTTGATGTTTATACGGTTTTGTTTTAAATTTATACTTGTAATCCATCTAGTTCTCCCTATATAGTCCAATACATGGACCGTTTGGTTCGAAATTTCAACCCTGAAGAGGAAAAAACTTATCATGACTGATATATTTGAAGACTACTTCGATGAGAGTGAGGCACTTGCTCAAGTCGATTCGGGAACAGGAAAGCAATTAAGTGATCTTGTTCGCACACTTCGCAACATCGAAAATCAAATCGAGGATGCGGAGATCCACATGAAAGCATTGAAGGCTAAGAAGCACAAGTTTTCCGTGGAATACATACCCTCACTTATGGACGAGATGGGCGTTGAGCGTCTGGATGTCGATGGTTTAACCGTCGAGAGAAAGATGATGGTGCATGCATCTATCCCAAAGGACCGTAAGGATGAGGCATTCGCTTGGCTGCGTGATAATAATCTGGACGACATAATAAAAAACGAGGTGATTTGTTCGTTCGGCAAAGGCGAAGACAATATGGCAGGAGACGCAATTGGTGTCCTGCAAGAAAAGGGTTTTGATCCACAGACCAAGACTCATGTTCACCCATCTACTCTAAAAGCGTTCGTCAAGGAACGTGTGACAGATGGTAAACCGATTGACCTCGATATGTTCGGGGCATTCATAGCTAACGCAGCACAAATCAGGAGGAAAGCATAATGGCAAACGCTGTAGCAAAAAAGAAAGAGACATCTGTATCAACGGATGTAATGGACGACATACTAGAATTTGCAGGGGACGGTGCAGTCTTCGAAAGCTCGGAGATGCAAATACCTTTCTTGCGAGTTCTGCAAGCCTTGTCACCACAGTTGAATAAGAAGAAGCCTGAGTTTATCGAGGGTGCATCTTCCGGGGATGTGTTCAACACAGTATCTAATCAGTACTGGGAGGGTGAAGATGGCGTGACGTTGATTCCATGTTACCAGACTACTAAGTATTTGGAGTTCACGCCTCGTGATCAGGGCGGTGGTTTCAATGGGGAGATTGCTGCTAACGATCCTATTCTTCAAAAGACTGAGCGCCAAGGTGCGAAGGAGATCTTACCAAACGGTAACGAACTGGTGAAGTCGGATCAGCATTACAGTCTAGTTGTTGACGAGGACGGTACGTTTCAGCCTGTCGTCGTTGACATGAAATCAACACAGCTAAAAGTTAGCCGTCGTTGGAAGACACAAATCGCTATGCAGAAGATCAAACACCCGAAGACCGGGCAGATGATTACTCCGCCTGTGTACGCGACCATGTGGAAGTTGACCACAACTGAGGAAAGCAATGACCAAGGTTCATGGGCCAACTACCAAATTGAAAAAGTAGATCTGGTTAAGAACCGTGATCTGCTGCTCGAAGCCAAAGCGTTCCGTGAGAGCGTGGCTGCGGGTGAGGTTAAAGCTGCTCCTGAAGAGACTCCCTCCGAGTCTCGGAAAGAGGACGATTCAATACCGTTCTAAGCAGCTTTGGGGAGGCGACATTGCTCACTCTTGCGCCTCCCCTTTAATCTCAACAGGAGTAACTTATGTCAGCAGCAGAACAATTGTTGGCGGTCTTCGAAGGATCACAGAAAGGCCACGGTGCCACGAACGTGGGGCGCATTGGTAGAAACGGCAAGGCAGATGCCAAGAGTTTCGTGATTCGAGAAACGTTGACAGCAGAAAAACTACAGGGCCACATCGATGGCGAACAAGGGATTGGTTCGATACCGATCCGTTCTGGTGATGTGTGTAAGTTTGGTGCTTTGGATATCGACATCTATGATCTCGATCACAAGACGCTGAACAAAAAGATACAGGATTTAAAGCTGCCCCTTCTCCATTGCAGATCGAAGTCGGGCGGTGCACATTTATTTTTATTCTTGAAACACTGGGAACCTGCGGCACTGGTCCGTGAGTTATTGTCCGAGATGGCGTCAGCCATAGGGCACTCTGGTTGTGAGGTGTTTCCAAAACAGGATACGATTATCGAGGACCGGGGAGATCTAGGAAACTTTATCAACCTACCGTATTACAATGCAGAAGAAACCATGCGGTATTGCTTCAATAAGAAGTGTGAAGCAATGACATTGGATCAGTTTCTAAAAGCAGCAGAGAAAACCAGAGTATCGATGTCCGAGTTGACAGAGATGGAGTTCGGTGGAGAGCGCATACACTTCAGTGATGGGGCGTACTGCTTGGAGTTGATCTCGAGCTTGGGCAAGGTCACAGAAAACAGAAACATTTTTATGTTTGCGGTGGGCGTGTACTGTCGGATGAAGTGGTCAGACGATTGGAAGTCTCACCACGAGGAGTACAATCGTATCTTGTGTGAGCCACCCCTCCCGGCCTCGGAGGTTATGCAGCTACAGAAATCTCTGGAGCGCAAAGAATATTTCTACCAGTGTGATGTGTGTCCACTAAAAGACCACTGCAACAAAGACATCTGTCGTACCAGAAAGTATGGCATAGGAGAGGACGCTCCTGATGCAGCCAAAATAGATGGACTTACTATCATGCAGTCAGAGCCTCGATTATATTTCATGACAGTCGATGGTGGCCGGTTGGTCCTATCAACAGATCAACTACAACATCCAACGCTGTTTCAACGTGCGTGTATGGAGCAGCTAGACACAATGCCACCAGTACCGAAGCCATCGGTATGGCAGAAAACAATCAACGGAATGATGCAGACAGCTACAAAGATTCCGGTCTCGGAGGAACTTACATACTCTGGTCAGTTCCGTGAGCACCTGAGAAATTTTTGTACAAGCCGTATTCGAGCTATGTCTCCAGAGGAGATGGAGCTTGGAAAACCATGGACCGAGAAGGGGCTAACTAAGTTCCGTATCGAGGCTCTCATGGAATATCTGAAGAACCGAAGCTTTACACAATACACGAGGGCACAGGTTCAGGATCAACTTAAACAAATGAATCATAACGAGGAGTGCCATGGCACACGGAATATCAAACGCGAGGACGGTAAGCATACGTCGATCCGTGTGTGGTGGGTTCCTGAATTTGATGATGCTGACATAGAGATTGACGTAAAGGAGGATAAGTATGACATCCCGTTCTAAGCTCTTAAAGGTCGGAGAGGTTTCAGAGTGGCTGAACGTCTCGAGATCAACCATTTATAAATGGGTACACGAGGGAGAGTTTCCCGAGCCTGTCGTTCTTGGACAGGATGACGGTAAGCGCAGCGCAAGCCGTTGGAAAGAAGACGAGGTCGTTGACTGGTTAGAAAGCAGACCTAGAGGCGTACAGGAATGATACCCAACGCTGAAATTATCTTTGGACCTCCGGGCTGCGGAAAGACCTACACGTTAATGGAAGAGATCGAGGAAGCAATCCGCCTCGGCACTCCGCCTGATCGTATTGGTTATGTTTCGTTTACACGGAAAGCCATTCAGGAAGCTGTATCTCGAGCTTGTATTAAGTTCAATGTAGATCGAAAGGATCTGCCATGGTTCAGGACGTTGCACTCTTGGGCATTCAATGGACTTGGATTAGGCACTGGAGACATGCTCGGCCCGGAGGACTGGGACGTTTTATCTCGAGAACTTGGGCTGAAGTTCAAAGGAGCAAGTTTCGTGAGCCCAGACGACGGCATGCTAATACCAACAGCATTAGACAGTGGAGATGTATATCTTCAGATGGAAAACCGTTCTCGATATCGCATGATTAGTATCGAGCAGGAGTTCAACGAAGTAGCCAACCATGCTTTGCATTTCTTTCAGTTACGAAAAGTAGAGGCAGAGTTACAGGTGTATAAGTCAGCCACCAATAAATTTGATTTTGCAGATCTAATAGAAAAGTATGTACAGATAGGAGAACCGCCTCACCTCGATCTGTTTATTGTTGACGAGGCACAGGATTTAACTCCGCTGCAATGGGAGATGGTGTTCGAGATTGCTAGGAATGCCAAGCGTGTACTGATTGCCGGGGACGATGACCAAGCAATCCACAGATGGACAGGGGTAGATGTTAAGAGATTCCTGGGAGCATCAGATAACTTTCGAGTACTTACACAAAGCTATCGAATGCCAAGCTTGGTACACGAGCTATCCCAAAAGATTGTGAAGCGTATATCGACACGAAGAGAAAAGATTTTTAATCCAACAGATAACGAGGGCCGAATCGACTGGGCACTGAATCCATACGATCTCGATCTAAGCCAAGGTTCATGGACCTTGATGGCTCGAACCAATTCGTTTGTTCGAGAATGGGCATCGCAGCTATGGCACGAGGGTCATTTGTTTTCGGTCAAGGGCAAGAGCAGCGTCAATCAGAAAGCAGCAGAAGCAGCACAAGTATGGAGACGGCTACAAGCCGGGGAAGGTGTCGAGCTACCTTCGATCAGATCCTTGTACGATTTTGTTCCAAAGCAAGGAGATAAGGCTGTCGTAAAGCGTGGGTCCGCAGGGCTACTTGATGCAGCCGCACCGGATGGTTTCCTGACCTACGATAGGCTTGTCAAGGACTTTGGTATGACAGCAGCTATTGATCGTGATGCTTTGGATGTGGCAAGGTTCGGGGACAGCGAGAAGCGATACATCCAAGCATTGGAAAGACGTGGGGAAGATATAACAGGAGATCCACGGATTAAACTTTCTACATTCCACGGAATGAAGGGAGGGGAGGATGACAACTGTGCCGTGTTCTTGGGTTCGACCAAGGCGTGTGTGGACAGTAAGTATCCTGATGATGAGCATCGAGCCATGTACGTTGGCTTGACGAGAACTAAAAACCGTCTGTGTCTCGTGGATACAGACAACAGGTACAGGTATAAGTTATGAACTGTTGGCATTGTAAGACGAAGTTGATCTGGGGTGGGGATCACGATTGTGAGGACGACTCAGAATACGTTATGGAAACAAATTTAAGCTGCCCGGAGTGCGGTAGCTTTGTCTTAGTTTTTTATCCAAAGGAGCAAGAAGATGAAACGTGATGAAGTATTAGATAAAGCCAAGGAAATAATTGGCGGACCAAGAGCAGAAGAGTATGGGGATTCATTCGAGAACTTTACTCGCATACTCGAGGGTTGGAACATCATTGTGAATGAAGCCCACAAACACCATGGCTACATTACCACAAGGCATGTTGCCCTCATGATGATTTGGCTAAAGACTGCCAGACTTTTGAACTCGCTCGATAGCGAGGATAGTTGGACAGACATAGCCGGGTATGCGGCACTCGGAGCAGAGTGCTGTGATAACGAGGCAGATATCAAGAAAAGGCTAGAGATTTTTAATGGCAAGAGACAGAAAAGATAAGAAGACGGTTGACCTATTGGCAAGGATGGAGCTTGGGGAGTCACTAGATCCCGATTGGAACATCCCTACAGAGTTTCCAGACCTGACGCAGCACAAGACAATAGCTGTAGATCTTGAGACTCGGGATCCAAACATCCAAACGCTTGGCCCGGGATGGGCAAGAGGCGACGGTAATATCGTAGGTATAGCTGTAGCAGCCGGGGATTATCAGGGGTACTTCCCAATCCGCCACCAGAACGGTCACAACCTAGATCCTAAGATGACAATGAAGTGGCTCAAGAAACAAATGGCTACTCCACACATCGATAAGGTTATGCACAATGCAACCTACGACGCAGGATGGCTCCGTGCAGAGGGGGTAAAAGTAGAGGGCAGGATTATCGATACGATGGTTGCAGCCCCACTGGTGGACGAGAACAGGTTTTCCTACAGCCTAAACAACCTAGGTCGTGACTACATCGATATGCGGAAGGACGAGAGGATGCTCCGCGCAGCAGCCAAGGATTGGGGCATCGACCCCAAAGCAGATATGTGGAAGCTGCCTCCAAAGTTTGTCGGTGCCTACGCAGAGCAAGACGCACTCATGACGCTCAAACTCTGGGAGAGGCTTGGCATCGAGATATCGTCACAGGACCTGAACCACATTTTCGAGCTAGAAACAAGTTTAATTCCGTTGATGGTAGACATGAGAGAACGAGGTGTGCGTGTCGATCTGGATAAAGCAGACATTGTTCGAGGGGAACTAAGGGCCAAGGTTAAAGAACTAAAGAAGGAGATCAAGCGCAAGACAGGCGTGGAAATAGAACCGTGGGCCGGGGCATCTGTGCTACAGGTCTTCGAGGCTTTGAATTTAGAATATCCGACCACGGAGGCCGGGGCACCATCGTTTACCAAGCAGTATCTAAACAACCATCCGCACGAAATATGTCAGATGATTGTGAAGCTCCGCGAATTCGACAAGGCAGACAGCACGTTTATTGACTCGATCTTACGGCACGAGAAGAACGGACGGATACACACAGAATTTCATCAGCTTCGATCCGATGACGGTGGTACTGTGACCGGGAGATTTTCATCGTCCAACCCAAACTTACAGCAAATTCCTGCGCGAGATCCCGACATCAAGCGGATGATCCGTGGCTTGTTTATTCCTGAAGAGGGACAGAAGTGGGGGTCGTTTGATTACTCAAGCCAAGAGCCAAGGTTGTTGGTACACTTTGCAGCAAGCATGCCAGACAGTATGCGTCATCCGGTGGTCGATACAATCGTAGAAGAATACCACAAGGGAGATGTGGATCTACACCAAATGGTGGCGGATCTGGCAAACATCAAACGTAAGGAAGCCAAGACGGTAAACCTTGGGATTATGTACGGCATGGGCGTGGGCAAGCTAGCAGCACAGTTGGATATCTCTAAAGAAGAGGCTAAACACTTGATCGAGCAGCACAGGACAAACGTTCCTTTCGTTAAGCAGCTAGCCAGTATCGCTAGCCAGAGAGCCGAGGACCAAGGTCAGATACGCACGTTACTCGGACGCAAGTGCAGGTTTCATTTGTGGGAGCCGAAGACGTTTGGTTACAACAAGCCAATGCGTTTGGAAGAGGCTAAGAAGGAGTATGGCAACATAAACAACCTGAAAAGGGCGTTTACTTACAAGGCATTGAACAAATTGATTCAAGGTTCAGCAGCCGACCAGACCAAAAAAGCTATGGCTGATTGTTACAAAGAGGGACTTATTCCTTTGCTTACAGTGCATGATGAGTTATGCTTTTCAGTAGAGGGTGACGACCAAGCTCACAACATCAAGCACATAATGGAAAATGGGTTGTCGGATGTCTTGAAAGTCCCCTCTAAAGTAGACGATGAACTTGGCGATAACTGGGGTGAGGTTGGCTAGGTTCTACCTAGCTGCTGTGCCAACGCTTGAGTAGCCGGGTCATTTCCTAAAACAATCGGGCTAACCTTGGACGACGCTGTTTGCGTTGGCTGTGGAAGCTGCGGCACTGGTAGGGAACTCAAAGGATCAAGATTAAATCCCGGAGGCAGTGAAGATGGAGCGGGTGCAGGTACAGGTGCCTGAACAGGATCAAGATTAAATCCCGGAGGCAAGGACGAGGGCAAAGGAGCTAAAGATTTTTCTTCGGACGGATTGGATCGGGCAAGAGGCTCGTTCATCCTTTCTGAGGACATACGATTAAAGTCCTCAAAAGAAACTCTGTTCTCTACAGCAGTACGACCTTCTGCGTTTCTCATCGCGTTAATGTCTTTGGCTAGTTCTCGACTAGCTGTTGTTGGAAAAAATCGACCATCCATAATCGCTCCAACTTCTTTACGACTAAGGTTTGCTTTGTTTATTAAATTCTTTCTTATCTCTGAATCAGATAGCCCAAGCTCTCTGGCAGACTGAATGTCTGCGTATAACTGAGATTGCTCTCTGTACAGATTGTCCAGATACTTGGACCATGCTTTAGTCATGTCTTCCATCGAAGCGTCTGCTCTCTTCATTACCTTTGAGGCGGACTGTTTCGCGTCTGTTCTTCTAGGACCATACTCAAGACCCTTAAATGCAAAATCATTTTTAAGATCTACCGTCATAGGGGTAAACCCAGTAACCAAACGAGCACCCTCCTTAAACGGGTTGTATTCTTCGCCACGTTTTCCGGGCAATCCAGTAACCGATCTATATACACGGCCCGGTTCAAACTCTGCTTTAAGGGGGTTTTCTACTGTGCCTACAAGGCGAACGTACTCGGGAATAACACCATTTAAAATATGTCCAATACCTTCACCAATTTTTTCTGGTATTGGGTCTGTTTCAGCGTATACGTCAGCGCCTGTAGATGTTTTACCACCACGTCCTACACCAAAACCAAGAAGATCTGTTTTTGGTAACACATCTCGAAAACGTTCATAAATCATAGACTCTTGACCAAAAGGTTCTACAAACATTTCTAATCCACGATATGCTCCGCTGGCAATCTGTTCAATTTCGCTTTTGTCCAGCTTACCTTTTTGATGATAGGTTTGTAGCGCAGCCCTAACCGGATCAATAACAAAAGCATATGGGCTAACGTAACTCAGATCGATGTAATCTATTTTACCTTTTCCGTCATTACTTAAAACAACAACATCATGTCCATCCATGTATTTCGGTAGCTGCTCCCGAAGCGCATCCATTTGTTCGTCTGTAGTTCCTGTGGCAATCATAGATGCACGGACCATGCTTCTAGGTATCATGCTAGCCACGGCATAGTATGACATGAGCCTCTGTGCACCCATTGCTCTAAATTGACGTGTTAGTTCGTCCGCAGCGGCGTTTCCAATCTCATTACGCATTTGAGGTGATACCTCGAAAGCCATTTCTTTTAGACCGCGATTCATAATGTTTGCGGTGTTACGAATGTTTTCAGATGCAAACGATGTAAAGTTACCAAAAATAGGAACCATGTCTATGGATCTAACAGCTTTACCTACCCTTGGATAAATGGGCATTGTATCTTTTACAACGTCCCCCGCAATTACCTCTACAAAGTCTAGACCTTCGGTTAGTTTTGTAGCGCCGGGATCTCGCTTTACCAATCCGTTTTCTTTCATTATTTGAAAAGCTCTAGGATCGTCTCCGAGTTTTGCGGAGCTTAGTGCATTACGGATTTTCTTTTCCTCACCAAGCAAAGCCAAACCTTTGAAAAAAGTATCTGATTCCCCATAAATTTTTTCAAAGGTTTTCATAAAAGGAATCATTCTTTTTTCGTAAAAATCTATTTTGTTAGCAAGTTTTCCGGTAACAGTTAAATCTTTACCAGCTTTTCTAAATTCTTTTAATGCTCTAGTAACCAAACTGGTATCAGCAACGCCAGTTAAAGCAATTTTTTTAGCCAAACGACCTAAACCTGCTTCGTCTACGTTATCTAAACTTGATGTAAAAATTTTAAACATATCGATAAGATCTGTGTCTCTTCCAAAGTTTGCGTTACCAGCAAGCATACCTACGTTGCCTACAATGTTACGGACCTGTGCTCCCGGGTTAGGAACAATCGTCATCTTCTGCGATAAAGATCTTAGCTCTGAAAAAATCCCGGCAACTTCACCCAAAGCTCCTGTTCCAAGTCTCAAGGGCGCAGTAAGCGCACCGTAAGATTCAGGCGACGCATACATCCCTGTGAGATCTCCATAGGAACCACCAAACACATGGTCTATGTCTTTACTGTCTTTGAGTTGCACATAACCTGCTCTACTTAAAGCATTCATGCGTTCATTAACTACATCCTGTCCTTTGAGGAATCTGGGGTTTTCTACAGTCTCACCACTTGCATTTTGAACAAAGTTCGCTTCACCAGTAATGGTGTTTTGTTCTTTTGCTATCTTGTTGTAAGGAGCCATTGCCGCAACATATTCTTCTGGACTCATGATTGCAGGGTCAGGAACCTCGACCAAAGCAGGACGACCACCTTTTACAAGCGATTCTATTCCTTCAAACAAATTAGAAACTAAACCTTGTGACCTCATACCCGCGTACATGTCAGCCGCTGCGTTAGCTTGTGCTGTGTCTGAGATTGTCCTTGTGTATCTTTCTATTGGATCCGTTATTTCTTCCATTAATTTACGAAGACTTGGACTAGCGTCTATAATTTCTTTTCTTTCTACAAAAATATCATCAACAGAAGAAAGCACAGGACGTTCTTTTGCAAGAAGACCAAACCCCTTACCTTTCCCAGCATCCATTGCAGATTTAAGGGCATCTTTTAAAGCCATTTCTGGAGGCATCCCACCGAGAGTGTCTAAGCCTAAAGTGTTATATACAGTTGATTTAGCTATTAACAAATCGTTTTCGTTGGGCGCTCTTCCTTTGCCCGTAACAGTGTTTCTAGCTACTTCTAAAACAGCGTCATCAAACTCTTTAGATGTTAAATCTAGATTACGATAAAACTCAACAGGATTTGTGTACATTTTAAATAATCTACGAAGGTATTTTCTTTGACCTTCTTGCGCGTCCTTTATTTCTTTTAACGCTTTAGCTGCTTTTATTTGACCGGGGAGAACAGGATCCTGAAGTTCAGTCCGACCTGACCGTTGATTTATCATGCGGTCAGCAGTTGCTGTTGTGCGTCTTCCGGGTAAATCCTCAACACCTAGGGCCTCTAATTGTCCACGCAAACGTGCATCTTCAGGAGAAAGGGGAGTCTTAAAACCAATTGCTTCTTCTAATTGTGTTACGATTCTATCGTCTAGGTCAGATCTAATATCGATCATTTTATCCGCAGCTTTGATAAGAGATTTGTTTCCATATTTATCAAGCGCAGTGTTTGCCCCCAACAAATAGTTGCTCAAATCAGAACTTAATTTTTCTGCTTCTACAGGAGTTTTGTCTTTTAGTTTTGCAGATTTTAAAAAAGAATCAGCGGCCTTTGTCCAGTCTTCCGCTGCCTGTATACCTTGTCGTTCGTACAGATCCGCTCTGGCTTTGCCGTCTTGAATTGTTTCATATAGCTCTGTTTTTGCACCACCAGAAGCTGTAAAATATTTGTTAAATTGATCAGTTGCTGCGCTCATACCAGATTTAACTTTGGGTGCTGCGCCCACATCAAACGTAGCTTTATCTACGGTGTCCAACGTTTTCATAAACGCACCGCCAACTTTGCTAGGTGTAGCACGAAGAGCTCTTGCTACTACTCCTGCTGTTTCTGTCTGACCTACAGCTTTAGACCCTACAGCCAAACCTTTAAGCCCCACGTCAAACACGCCACTTAAAATACCGTCTTCCACACCTACCCGTAATTTATTACGAAACCGACGCCCAGCTTCCTGTCGTCCAGTTAACCCTTCATCTTGTTCTGTCTTTAAAAAATCAGGAAGGGCTGCAAAATTATCTGATAGCGTAGCTCTACCGTCACTGGCTACGGCTGTGCTGTAACCAAGAGCACCCACGGCGGTAGATCCAGCTAACCCGGACCAAGTTCCAAGGGCCTTTTGGCCTGTCTTGGTTGTGCCAAACTCGATAGCAGACTTGGTAAACTTACCTCTACCAGCAGTAGACATAGACTTACCTGCCTTGGCTAGTTTAGCAGCCTGACCTGCTTTACCCAACCAACCAGCTATAGGAACAAAGCCAACACCAAAAGCTACGAGGTCCTCGGTTATTTCACCTGCCGCCCCTTCCAGTTCTGGTTTAATCATTTCAAATGCATCTGTAACCACACGGCCTGTGTTTGTACCAAGCACACCGTCCACGCCTATGGCTCCAAGTTCCGCGATTCCTTGAGGGACAGACACGATACCGGAGTAAATACCTTTACCGATTTCTTCTGCAACATCGGGCACAAGTCCTTGTGCCCCTGATAGGTACGATCCTTTTTTCTCAACTGGATCTAGGCTAAAACCTTTAGGAACAGAAGAAGATGCAACTGGATCTAGGCTAAAACCTTTAGGGAGTGCTACACCTTCTGCCATGTAGTGCCGTCCCACCGTCTCTTTTCACCAGTTTCAGGATTGGTAGCCGTTCTACCTACTTCTAGACCGCCCGTGGTTTGTTGTTGCGGTGCAGCAGCAGAGCCTCCGGTAATCGCCAAGCGAACTCTAGTTCCAATGTTCTCCCCCATTTCTCTATTTAATGTTGCTTCAACCTTTGAGGGGGCTTCGTTGTTTGCAATCATTGACGTGTATAGTTCTAAAGCAGCTTCACCTTTTGTAGTATCCAAGAATCCACCGCTAGCATCGGCGTCAGCAGCAGCTTCCGCTCGAGCAGATGCCGTGTCTCTCATTACGTTAAGGCCAAGCAGTACAGCTTTAACATATGCGTCGTTGCCTTTACCGATAGATCCGCTGATAGCTACATTAGCAATACGCCTGTTTATCTCATCGATGTCGTTTACGTTTTCCATACCAAAAGCATTCTTAGCAAACTTTTTCTTACCCTCGTCACTAACAGGAAGACCTGCTTGATCAACAACTGTGTTGGCTATGTTTTCTTCGTTACCAGAAGCAACGGCTGTATCTATAGATGCTTTCTTCTTAGCTACCTCTTCTTCTGCTTTCTCTGCACCACCATGCATTTTTACTAACCGGGGTACGACAGCAGCAATACTGGGAATCTGCATCAAAGATGTCAATAACACTTGATTCTTCGTTACTTTCGGTTCTTCACCCACATCAATAGGCCCACCCTCTTTCATAGGCATAGGCTGCTGTGGCTGTGGAGCCGCAGCGGCAACTTGTTGTGGTTGCGGAGGTTGTGGCTGTGGTCGTGGCGGCATAGGAGGAACCGCAGTTGGCAACGTAGGTTGCACAGGCATGTTACCCGCAGGAACAAGTGGAGGGGGCTTGGGTGTCATAGCTGGAGGAGCGGACTTTGATTGTACGGCCTGTATCAACTCAGGAGAGGATGACATAATCCCACCCATCTGCCTAATCTTATCTCGAGCAAACCGAGGCTTCTCCTTAGTTGCACCAAACAATGCCGCGTTATTAATCCCACCTAGCATATATAACCCTTACCTTCTTAACGTTCCTAGACCACCAAGTAACGGTTGCCCTCCACCCGCAGATATCTGCGTACTTGCACCACCTAGTACATTTGCAAGAGGACTAGCTTGTGGTGTCGCAGATGCCGCTAACGACGTACCGCTTGACGGAACGCCGGATAGAACATCTCTCATGTATGAAAATCGAGCAAACGGTTCGTAAGCTTCTTCTAATTGACTTGCACGTTGAACGTCATACTCTGACTGTAATTGATTCTGCTCTAACGATCCTACGTTAAATAATGCGTTTACGTCTTTCTGACCCAACGCCTGTTGAGCTTCTCCAAGCGCCCCGATTCCAGTGCCAAGGCTCTGGAATAACTGACCTGCGCCCTGTCCTCGTTTCATCTGGTTTTCAAAAGCAGATTGAGCTTGGTTTTGTGCACCTGTATACGCAGCAGACCTGAGTTGTGCCGAGGTCCTAGCTGCACGATCAGAGATGTTTCTCTGTAGTTCCTGTTCTGCTATGGCCTGTCGAGACCCACCAAAGGCACCAGCGCCTACAGCCTCGGCTCGTGCGCCAATCTTTGCAATGTCACCTTCTCGTTGTATGTCCGCTACTGTTGTATCAATTACGTCTTCAACAAACGGATCGTAGAAATCTTGGTAGCCACCTTCGCGCATAGCTTCTCCGGTGGTAGGATCAATTATTGGGTTGCCATCTGCATCCCTGACGATCTGACCTTGAGGATCGTACCGACCCATAGAATCATCTACAGCACTAACACCTAGCTCAGATACAGCCTTTCCCCTATCAAGCTCGTCTTTATAGGCACCAATACCGGAATAAGTATATTCTCCTGTGTCAGGATCAACGTCCCCGGTTAAAAGATTTAGAGCTTTCTGCTGTGCGTCTGTAAACCGAATAACATCTGCCTGTGCCACACCGCCGTCTGTTGCCATAACAGGATTACCATACTGGTCTACCTGTGCTTGAGTAGAATCAGATGTCGGGTTGCCATCGGCACCAACAAACATCTGGTTGCCAGAAGCATCTAATATTGGGTCTCCGTATAAAGGAGACTTAGACGCAATACCCGTAACTTCTTGGGTCTCCGGGTCTACTTGATATATGTTTGCTAACAGATCTTTTAAGAAATCTTCCTGATACTCAGGAAGAAGCGTCATCTGTTTTGAGATAATTTCTTCTGCCATTAGGCTCTCCTCTCAAACTGATCCATCATTTGATACATCCTTGCAGCCCCCGCATCCCGGTCACCGCCTCCCGCACCTTTGACGGCTGCTTCAGTCATCACAAACTCTCCGTCTGAAAGAGCCGCCTCCTGAACTCTGCCACCGTCTTGATATATTGCTGCTGGTATTGAATCGCTGGTTCCAGTTCCGGGGCCCTCGATATAACCGCCTTGCGCTCTCATCACGGGTGTTCCACGGTAATCAGGATTACGTTCTCCTGTTTGATACTGACGCATTTCCATAGGACTCATAATGTTTTCGAATTGTGGGCGTCGTTGTTGATACAAAGCTTCTCTCATAATTGAGCTTAAAACGGGATCATCTGATCCCATTAGGTTTAGAATACCTTGTGTTGCTCTAGTAGCCCCGCCTGTGGGTCCTGCCATTCCTGAAATCATAGACATTGGGTTTTGTTGACCGCCAGAAAACATATTCATGAGACCTGCGCCACGAGATTGAGGCCCCATGCCTCCACCCATAACACTCAATAAATTACCTATGCCGCCAGCTTTACCACCAAGCATCATGGGCATAAGCGAACCTATGCCAGAACGCATTGCAGAGTCCGGTGATGCGCCACCCAAGAGAGCGCCACCAACGCCACCAATAAATCCACCGACTGGACCACCAGCAATCAAACCAACGAGAGAACCAATTGAGGAGAATAAATCTCCCTTTTTCTTTTCTGTTTCTTTTTCTGCCATTATGTTCCACCCGTAATCTGTTCAGGCATTGTTACTACAATAGTTGTACTGCGCTTTTCGCTTCCTGTCCATGACTCTCCACAATCTGGGCAGTTACCATCAGGATAAGAAGCGATCTCTTCTGGTGTGTCTACTGCATTATTACAGTTTACACATTCTACTGTATCAGAACTTGAAGAAGGTTTCCACCTGCTTCCGTCTGGCATAATAAGAATATCTGTCATGAAATTACCACCGTTACTGTTCCTACTGCTGTCGTGCCTAAATGTGTTCCGCCAAATACTTCGTTAGCTCTAACAATTTTTAGAAACCCATTTGCTTCGTATAGGTCTCCCTCTATTAATCCATTAGCCAAACTTTCGTTAGGGATATTAGAAAGGTTTACAATCGGATTTCTTTGCTCGTCAATAAAATTGTCCAAGGACCGAGCTAATTGATTCACATATGCAGAGTCATATTGTAGAGGGGCAATTGGAATAATGGATCGAACAATCTTTCTAGTCATCTTCGTCCGTCCGCTCTAGCGTCTAACCTAGGTGCGCCTAATCTCCAGTTTACCCCAGTAGTATCACTTTCAACCTTTAGGTTTACTTGTCTTCCACGCAGTCTCATCTGCACTTGTTCTGTATAGTTATCGGTGCCTGAAACAACAGAGCTACGAACAACATCTCCAGATTGTGTGCCCTGTCCTGCTGCGCTACCGTTGTAGTTTCTTGCCCCCATGGTTAGTGTAACCTGTGGCTGTGTAGCATCGGAGTCTGTAAAGTTAAGGTCGGGAATAATCCTGTTAATCAACATGAATTGTTGCCCATCGCCTATGTCAAAATCAGAAGATTGAACGAAAGCATTTACCGCTACAGGTGGGTTAACGCTACCGTCATCAAGGCCGTTTTCATGGTTATATAAAACACCATCTGTTCCAGCAGCTTGTGGAAACAAACGATTACCAGAAGCCCTGTCGTTCCAAGCTGTTCTGGTAAGAGTACCGTAATACCAAACCTTTTCTAAGTAGTTGTAGATAACGTAACGATCTATTTCCTGACTGTTTTCGGAACAATAATACCACCAAACTTCTGTATTGCTTGATAGGCTTCCTGCAAAGAATTTAAACGATTGGTTTCGGTTTATATCATCAAATACATACTGACGTACACTGCAAGGAATAGCTGTAATCCGTCCATCGTACACATAAAAGTTCTCTTGGCCCATCCAAAACACTAGATCGTTCACCGCAATAGCCGTGTTGGGACCAGCGATACGAACGTTTGTACCAAGAATAGCTGTGCCAAAAGTAAACGGAGGCCCAATAAACTGAACGCTGTGTAGACTATTTTCTGTAAACACAAGAACCTGACGTGATGTTCTAACAGCGCAAACAATCTCAGATCCTTGAGACAGTCGTATACTACCAGCCGTGTTTGTAGCAGTAGGTGTCCAATCTGTTACACTTTCCTGACTTGACCAACGAATAAGCAACGGATCAAACGTAGCACTTCCAATTGGATTGGCACCAAAGCATAAAACATGTCTATCTGTATCTGATACCATGACTTGACGAGTTGTTGTTGGAACTCCTGTAGCACCAGAAATACCTGCTAACTCCACCATTCTAGCGGTCTTGCCGTTTGTGGCATCCCAATAATAAAGGCTACCATCTATTAGATTAGCCAATAGATCCTCGCCCCATGAGTCTGACTTCCATAATCGTAAGTTCTGACCTGCCAAAGATCCAGCACCAGAACTCCAAGTAAAACGACCCCAAGTTCCTGCGCCCCAGCCGTTACCAAGAACAGTGGTGTTAAGACCAATATCTATTTCCATAGCGGCGGTAACAGAACCACCACCTCCTGCTGTCGAACCAGAAGAAGCTGCTCCACCTGTGTTTACAGTAAAACTGTTAGCATTTATGACTGTTGCAATCTCAAGGTTCTGGTTTATCTGTTCGGCGGTTATTCCGTCTACAGCCGTTGCCCCTGCAAAAGTAACATAGTTTCCAGCCTTTGCGCCATGGGAATTTGCCGTTACTGTAATCGTTCCAGAACCAGCCGCTCCTGTCGTGAGGGGATTAGATCCGAGGGTCAAGGTCGTGCGAAGCGGGGTTATGTCGTAGTATGTACCTCCGTCTTCGAGGTAGGCTTTCTCATGCGTACCCATAAACAAAAAGTTTTCAGATGCCAGTGTTACGAAGTCTAGCATGTTACGACAACTGCCTAAGAATGTAGTTGTTGCTATCGGTTGCCAACCACCAATGCGCTCTACATAGCCAGACTTAAAACGGATTTTATCTCCGTCAAACCAACCCCCTTCGTTAGAGTAGTTGGTGCCCTCTCGGTTGATTCCCGGCTTGAACTGGAGCTTGCTTAGTGGCATGTAACATTACTCCGCTG